GGTCCTGCCCATTGTGTATAATTTCCATCTGGTGGTCCATCGCTTAAATTAGAAGATGTTCCATATTCTCTACGAACTCTATGACTATGGGCTGGTATTTCATTAGTTGTTAGTTTATGAGTTGCCTCTCCACCTGTACTTCCATTTGAATATGTACTTCCACAAGCCAATAAAAATTTATCTTTTATTTGTTCCCATTTTCCTCCAAATATAGTTTCTGGATTTGTGTTATTAACTGACAAATAAATACTCCCAATTGGATAATATGGACAAGGATATATTTTTTCTCCTTTTTTATTTCTAAATTGAATACCTTTACTCATAGTACCACCTACCAACTTGAAATCACATCATACTCTAATACTTGGCATCCGTTAATTTCTAATGATTCCTCATTAACAGGAAAGCAATTTATTCCCACTGATAACTTTTTGCTATCAACAAAAAATATAAATTGACCTTTAGCTAGTATTACATTGTAAGTTATAGTTCCAAATTTATCTTTTATTATTATTAGAAAATTCCATGCATATTGTTTATCTTTCGTCATTGTTATTTTAGTATTATTTGCTATTGTCGTTGCACTGCTATATGAGCTTTCTGTAGTCTTTTTATATGCATAAGTTGTTGTTATTGTGTTCTTACCATTTACACTCGAATAAATTCCTGCGACTGTTAAATAAGTTTCATTTTCATAATTATTTTTTCTTTTTAATGTTATTATTCCAGAAGGTAATGTCCAAGGTAGGAACATTACAGTTTTTGAAACTATTGTAGAGTTTCCTCTGCTATCAGTAACCTTAACACTTAATGTTAAATTCTCGCTAGAATTTATTACTCCATAATCTATGTTTCCAGCAGATGTTATTAATTTAGTAACTCCATTAATTGTTGCCTCATATTTACTAATACTTGCACTTTTCTTTGCTGTTGCACTTGTTATAGTTACAAGTAATTTAGAAAGATTTTGAACCAATTGTTGATTGTTTCCTGTTACTGCAGTTGTTGTAGAGTTATTATCTTTATAAGTTACATTAGAAGAGCTAAATGTTGGATTTCCATTTACTATCGTCATAGTTCTATCTAAATATGATGCTGATAATTCGGTTGACCCACTCATGCAACAAATAGTAAATCTTACTGATAAGGTGTTACTTGTTGTACATAATGCTCTTAATCTATTTCTTTCTGGTTCACTTAAATTAAATGTACAACTTGTTGTTGTACTACTTATATCTCTTGTTATTAGCTGAGGATTTCCTCCTGCCTCCATTTTTGCTCTTAAACTAAAATATCCTCCGCTTGGATTAGTGAAGGACATTGATGGATTTTGTTCATCATTAAAATTATCAGCTGAAGAAATATTTGAATATCTTGCTATTCTAGGTAACTCCCACGAACCACTTCCTGATACATTGACTGCAACATAGTAAATACCTGCCTCTGCTGATGCACCAAAACTTCTTGCTCCGTCAGAATTATGATAAATTCTTTTTGTACCACTTGCAACAGTTGTACCATTGTATAAACTTATTCTATCTGAAGAATAATAAACTTGCTCTCCGTCTATAATAATTTTGAAATTTCCAGCTGTATACCATGATGTTGTTGATCCACCATTACCTACTAAATTCCATCCAATGTCTGTATAATTTCCACCTATGTCTTGACTATTAACCCACCAATTGAAAGTTAAATATCTAACGCTATATGCATTTGTATCAAAAGAACCACTACTTGCCATTATTCCTCACCTCCTATACTAATGGAACTATTCCAACTCCTGTGTTGTCGGTAGTTTGTATTCCAAGCCACCTCACTAAACCGCAAAGAGTTATTTCTTCTTCAATTACTGATTTCTTCATATGGAATTCGTCACCATTCATCCAGAATATTTTATTTCCATAACTATCGTAACCAGTAAATTCACTAGGACTTATAACAACTTGACTTCCATCAGCTCCATATATGATTATTCCATTTTCATCAAATACTCCAATTAATTTATTAGACTCATCATATATTTCAATACGACCTGCCTCATTGATTTTTGCTCCGACTTTGAAAGTACCACCCTTAACCATTGTTGCAGTCATGTTTATACAATTTATAGCCTGCATATCAAGAGTTCCATCTATAAGCCATGCAGATGTAAATTGCCCATTTATCCCCGTATTAGAGAAACCAATTCCTCCTGCATTTATCATCATTACATTTGTTGCATCTTCTTTTGGTAATGCATCTACTACTAGGATTTTATCTCCTTCATAAATAACATAGCTGTTTCCAAGAGTTCCCCATATCTTTGATGTAGCCTCAGTTAGCTCTGTTTCTAATTTAGCTTTAACAGTATCATTTGCAATGTTTATACTTTCTTGAGTATCTGAATTGATTTTATTTATCAAGTCTTTAAGTCCTGTTTTATAATTTCCAAACTCTATCTCTATGTATTTATCAAGAATGCAATCATACTTTAATGAAATTACATTTGTATTCAAATATATACCTAGTTTTTCATGCTCTACTACAATTGCATCTCCTAAGTCTACAACCTCGTCTATTATTGCTTTTACTTTGTAGTTGCATTTCATATACTTATTTTCAGTCAAATAAATAGAGGCTTGATTTCTCAAGTCCTCTATAAGTGCTGCTTTATATTCATCTTCTTTAACATTTCCTTTTTCATCTTTATAATCAGCTTGATCTATATCTTGATTGAAACTTATTACTTTTGTATAAGGAGTTGCATATTGTATATCCGATTCCAAATATATCTCTGGGAGTGTTATTCCATCGTATCCAACAGGAAGTATCTTGGTTACTACATTATCCCAATCTTCTGTTGCTTGAATATTAGATGAGTTCTTTCCATACTTAATAACAACTCCTCTATCTTTTCCTATATTTTGTTTAATACCTATTATCCAATTATCTCGATATAAATGTCCTCCCCATTTTTCTACAACAATTGATATTGCCTCTTCAAAACTTTTTCTAACAATCCTTGCTGAATTGTTTCCTTCTATATCAGATATTGTTGTAAATGGTGTTTCTGTATCACAAGCCATATTAAAATGGTCTAAGGCATCATTACAATTTTTATTATCTACATATGAATTTACAATTACATATTTTGATGAGTCTTTCCATAAATGATAACCTCTAACTACTATTGTATTATTTTTTCTTTCAGGATTTGTTAATCTAAATCCTTGCTCGCCCCATCTAGTATTTGCTCTTATTATCATTCCTTCTTGAATATAGTTCAAATCATCAATAGTGGTTTCAATATCTATGTAATAATCACCATTGTCCTCTATATAAATCTGAGCTTTCTTTGGATGTAGAATTTTAAGACCATTATTATTAAATAATCTTTCATTCTGGCTATAAACTTTTATCATTATAACCACCTCGACTTTGGTTCAATTTCTATTTTGGTTAAAGTTCCAGTCCAAGATATTGTATTTGTTCCAACATCTAATTTTGGAAAATCTCCTACCATCTTTCTATTGCGATATTCTTCATTATAGTATGCCTCTTCTTCTAATGAATTAATAACCACATATTCTTCTTCACTTGGAAAATCATATTGAAATGTATTTACTCCATTTACGGCTATTTCAACTTTACCAGTTCCATACAATTTTATTATTGGTTTTGCTTTTTCTAGTCCGTAATTTGTGACACTAACAGATTTTTGTGTAGTTACATTTAAAATAATTTTAGTTTCATCTTTTAAATATTTGAAAGGCTGAACATTAAATTTTACTGTTGCCTTTCTCATCATTAACAATCTTTCATAATCCACATCATCATATATACTAGCTATATACACTTTATTCGGTTCATCACTTAAAATAAGCTCTCCGTCACCTGTGAAATATTTTATTATTTCATCAATATCAAAGTTTCTTGTTAATCCAACACCTACATTTTTTGTATAGCTTTCATATCCTAGTTTTTCTATCACATCACCATCTCTACCTTCAATTTCAACTTTATCAACTTTCATTTTAGGCTTGGTAATTGGTGGAGTATCTGTGATAATAAGACCTTCAATTTCTTTATTAGATTTATTTTTCCATATAATTTCTGCCATTATCCATACACCACCTTTTCTACTTTATTTACTACCAATTCACCAAAAACATCATCTGATATTCTAATTGTCATACCACTTAATGCTTGTTGAAATGCACTAACTAATACATCTTTTGAATATGAATTGTTATTTGTTCCAAATCCGTCATAATCAGCATTCATTCCTACATTAAAGTCTGTTGGAATTGAATCCTCCATCATATCTGATACATTGTTCATTTCTTGTGTAAATCCTTCTCCTAAACCAAGTGCTAAATTAGAACCTATTTCATCTCTAAATACTCTTGATGGAGAATGGATACCAAAGAATGATTTAATACCATCTAAGATAGCACTTCCAAATCCTTTGATTTTATTGAGTACCCAATCCTTGGCATTATTGATACCATTCCATAATCCTTGAATAAGATTTTTACCTACATCTGCCATTGATCCTATTCCACTTTTAAATCCTTCAATTAAGCCAGATAGAATTTGTGGTACTGCTTTTAGTATTTCAACAATTATTGTTGGTAAGTTTTTAATCAATGCAACAAATAATTGAAC